CTAGCCTTTGCCGATGCGTTGCTTGGCCGCCAACCTGCCGAAGATCGCAACCAGCCCCGAAAGAGCAGTGATCGCCTGCAGGATGGTATCGGTCAACGCGGAGTTATCGATGCCGTCGAGCGGCAACCCGGCAAGCCCGGCCCCGCCTACCAGCATGGTCACCACCGAGGCCCAGATCGTTCGCGAGAGATACCACGGTTTCAGGTTCAACATGTTCGATCCTTTCAGCAGAATGACCCGCCCGTCTCAGGCGAGCGAAAACCGTCTTGTGACAGGAAGGCCCGGGCCTGTGGCGACGCTCAACTGCCGCACCGTGATGTCGACCGCCGGCGGCGGGACGCCGAAATCGGCAACGATGTCCGCCGCAGCGTAGATCCAGGCCGGCGTCGAGACGGTGGCCGAGCGGAGCACGCCACCGCCTGTGGCCGATACCTCGACGCGATATTCCTCCCGCTCCTCCCCGAGCGGAATGTCGCTGGCTTCCCAACTGTCGGCGTCGATACGTCCACGCCTGATCCACCACAGCGAAAGATCGCCGCCTCCCGCCCGCCTTCCCCTGAGGTGAACGGGAGAAAATGGCATCAGCGCGCGCTTGCCGCCTGTTTCGCTTGATGCGGAAAAGCTGGCGCTGGAGAAATCTGCGCCCAGCGGACCGACGCGCCAATTGAGCTGCAAACCGGCCTCGCCGGCCAACAAACCGGCAGGCACCACCCCTTCGTCGAGGACGACCAGGTCTGCGCCAACCGCAGCGCCGGCGGCAGCGGCATCGCCAGTCCCGAACTGCCCGCGCAGCAGCCCACGCAATCGCCAAATCTCCGGTGCAATTTGCTCGGCACTTTCGAATTGCAGCGCTTCCCAGGCGCCCCCGGCAGACCGCACCGCGACGAGGTTCGCGCCGTTGAGAAGCTGCAGCCGGCTGACACTCGCCAGCTCGCCTCCGTAAAGCTCAACGGTCAGAGCTGCCGCGCGATCGATCCTGCCTTCCTTTCCAGGCGCCAGCATCGCCGTGAGCACGCCCATGTCGGCACGGCGACCGACCGACCCGCGCAACGCAAAGCCAGTCTCCTCCGGTGAAACGAACAGCGCCTGGCTCCTCCAGGGCGTTTGCGTCACCGCGACGCGAAATTGCAGGTGCGGATTTGCCGTGCTGCCATCCATCATCGGAAGATCGAGAAATACGGCGTGGGGCTGTCCCGCAACAACCGGGGCGGTGGCTGCAACGCCAGGATTCGATGAACGCCATGGCATCGGCACCGATCGCGCCATCTGCCGTGCGGCAACCTTGCGAACCAGCCCCTGTTCGATCTCGGTCACGAGGAATTCAGACGTGCTGCCGGAGGCAGGAAGCTTGATGATCGTGCCGGGCACGATATCCGCCCGTGGCTCGGCCAGGGCGAAGCTGACACGTTCGCGCTCTTGCCAGGTCCGCCGCATCCAGTCGTCGGCAAGCATCCGCGCCTGCCCGGCTTCCAGCACGCCAGGAAATGACAGGCCGTGCTGGCGACTGCCCTCAGCGGCAAATCTCGTGCTCCTGACCGAAGCCGATTGATAGTCGGCAACCGGGTCGCGGAAACTGAGGATCGCCTCCGCCGGCAGATCGTGATCGGGGCTGCGTGCGGTCTCGGCCACGGCGTTCTCGCCGTCAAACGCGAGGTCGGTCAGTTCGATTGCGGCGATGTTCGAGGCTGTCGTCCGCTTGAATGCCAGTCCGCCCGGTTGCTGGCTCGCGGAAAGACCAAACAAGTCGACCAGCGGTTCGAGCGCGCCCCGCGCCGACGCCGGGTCGGCGATCACATAGCCGGTGACCGTTCCCTCGACGCCATCCACATTGGCCGGCGGCAGTCCATGATCGCGCAGGATGGCGTTGATGAGATCGGCAACCGTTGGGCTGCCAAAACGGCCGTTCAGCCAATGGCCGCGATGCCAGCCGGCGCCATCGGACCAGACTCGCGACTGCAGTGGGAAGACCGGATAGGGACGCGCGTCCCACGCCCAAACGTAGCTGCGCGCCACATCGACCATGCGGCCGCCATATACCGGCGACAGCGGATTGTGCGCCCCGTTGAAGCCGGCTGACGCCGGATCCCAATGCGCGGCATGGGCCTCTAGCAGGCGGCGCTGCGCAATGTCCGACCGTCCGCCGTTCGAAAAATAGGGCGTTCCATCCTCGGCCGATTTGACGTCCGGAAACATGTTTGGCTGGTTCGGCCCCTTGTCGATCGCCGGGCATCCGAGCTCGGTGAACCAGATCGGCTTGCTCCGCGGTACCCACGCCGTCGGCGTCGCCGCTTCCACACCGCCGGGCCGGTTATGGTGTTGATTGCTCCACCAGCCGACCAGGTCCTTGTAGCGAAATACCCACGGCTTGCCGTGGGCGCCGTCGCTGATCGGCGTTCTCGATCGCGATTGTCTCGCCTCGAAATTGGGATAATACCAGTCGAACCCCTCGCCACCGGCGATCATCGAGCCCAGCGCCGCCGGATCGTAGGGCGAGGCAAATCCATCCAGGTTTCCGCCGGCATAATCGCCGTCGCGCCAATCCGACAGGGGCATGTAGTTGTCGATGCCGATCGCATCGATTGCCGGATGCGCCCAAAGCTGGTCGAGATGAAAGTAGACGTCGCCGCTGCCGTCACCGGGCTGGTGGCCGTAATATTCGCTCCAGTCGGCGCCATAGGTGATGCGACATGCCGAACCCAGCACCGCGCGAGCGTCAGACGCCAGGGTGCATAGCTTCTCGACAAACGGAAAAGCATTGGCGCCGTCGCGCAATGTCGTCAGACCGCGCAATTCCGTACCGATCAGGAATGCATCGACCCCACCGGCCGCGGCTGCGAGGTGCGCATAATGCAAAATGAAGCGCCGGTAGCCCCAGTCGCCTGGATTGCCCCCGAAACTGATCGTGTCGCCGGCAGCCGCGAACTGGGTCCGCAGCGCGGCCCCGGAGAACGCATCGATCTGGCTCCGCGCCGCCGCGGTGCGATCCACGGTGCCGGGAAGCAGCGGCGCCGGCGCGCAGGTGATGCGCCCGCGCCATGGATAACTCGGCTGGCTGGAATGGCCATAGGGATCAGGCAAGCTGTTGCCCTCGGCAATGTCCATCATCACGAACGGATAGAGCGTCACCTTCAGGCCGCGGGCCTTGATCTCGGCGATCGCCTCTCTGACGCTCTTGTCGGAAGGCGTCCCGCCATAGGCCGGGCCTCCGGCGTGGGTCGAAACCACCATGGCTTCCGGCCGGCCGATGCCCGAAACCTGCCAAGCTGCCGACAGGCCGGAGGTGGACGGCTGGGTGACGCCGGGCCTTATCCGGCAATGACCCGCACGCAGGTCGGTGCCGAACCAGGCAACGACGAGCGCCACGTTCTCCAGGTTCGGGCAAAGCATCTGCAGTTCATCGAGCGAGGCGGCGATGTCGGTGCCGGCATACAGCACATGCCGATTGACCGCCTCCGTGTCGCCGGGCCGCCTCTGGCGCCGGACCAGGCTCGTCGACAGACCATATTCGGTGGCTCCCGGTATCAGCGAGATCGCGCGGACATGACTGCGCAATTCGCCTATCGGCCGGATCACCTCGAACTGCATCTGGGGAATGCGGTTGCCGTATTCGCCAATGTCCAGGTTCTCGACCACGGCGTAGGCCACGCCGCGATAGGCAGGAGCGTTGCCCGCACCCTGCTTGGCTGCAATCAGCGGATCGACGGCCTGGCCTTCGGTGCCGAGGTGAATGCGCAATTCGATCGTGTTGCGATCGATCTCGCGGCCATCAGCCCAGACCCGGCGAACCCCGGCGATCTCGCCTTCGCACAGGGCAAAGGCGGCATTGCCGTAATAGGCATATTCGGTGACCTTCGGCCCCATCTTGCCCTGGCGTCGCGTCGAACGTGTCTCTTTGAAACGCGTCGCCCAGATCAGCGTACCGCCGACACGCGCCGAGCCGTAGATGCGCGGCAGGGAGGCGCCCTCTTCTGCCGTGAACGGCCGCGCTCCCGCGAGCGGTGGACCTTCGATACGCCTTGTGCCGTCGATCAGTGCGCGGTCGACGACATAACCAGCCAGCGCGCCTGCAGCCGTGCCGATGGCGGTGCCGATAGGCCCGAGCATGCCGCCGAGAAACGCCCCGGCTGCCTGCAATAGAATGGTCGCCATCGGCGGTCTCCGTTATCGGCTATGTCAGATCTGGAAAGGCAAAGGCTGCCGCGATGCGGCGGCGCCACTGCGGCACCAGCCGCGTCAGCGTCACGCCATGATCCTGATAGGCATGCACGAAGCTGTCCGGCTCGACCAGGATTGCCGCGTGCTTGGCCGGAAGATGCGGCCGCCAGCGAAACACGATGAGATCGCCGGCAGCCATCACCGAGATCGGCTTCTCCTCGAAATGCCGGCGCAGCCCTTCGAGCAAGCGCTCCTGTTCGGTGGCTTCGGCCCAGTCGGGCGCATAGGGTCCCGGCGGTTCCAGTTCGCGCCTGTAGACTTCACGCCACACGCCGAGAACCAGGCCGAGGCAATCGCAGGCGACGCCCTTGCGGCTGCCCTGGTGCCTGTAGGGCGTACCGACCCATTCCAATGCCACCGAAACGACAGATGCTGCTATCCGGTCCCTGCCAGCATTTCCGCTCATGACACGATCGGCCCGCCATCGAATTTGCCGCCCTCCGTGACGTAGGCGTAGCCGGCGTCATTGCCAGGCAGATGCGGAAACCCGCGAAAGCTAAGCGCATTGGAGAACTTCGCCTTGCAGGTCGCGAACGTCTTGTCGCAGCCGGCGCGAACCGAGAACGCATCTCCTGCCGCTGCTGGGGAGCCGGAATGCGACCCCAAGATGAGCGTCACGCCCAAACCATCCCGACGATGGTCGTCGATCCTTTCGCTTCGGCCGGCTCTTGCCCCGGTAGTCCAGGTCAGCGTGCCATGCCCAAACCATCCCGGCGCAAAACCGCTCAATCCCGAAACAGTCAGCATGTCGGGTTCGGCAACCGCCAAAACCGTCCCGCTGCCGGAAAACTGTGGCGGGCTCAGCGCCACACCGCAGCGCTGGTCGCCGAGCTCAGCGTCGCATGAGCGGCTGACGTAGCGCCCACGCACCTGATCGAGCGCATGCGTGGCGCTCTCCAGTTCGGCGACGAAGCGCTGGTCGCTGCGGGTAATCCTGCCTACGGTCGCCATCCGCAACAATGCGAATTGCCCCGGCGCCATCCAGTTGACCAGGAAAGTCTCGACGGTCGCGCTGTCATAGAGCCCCGCCGCAATGTCCTCGCTGCGGATTCGATCCGAACTCAGCGCCCCTTCGACATCGACGGTGTCGACGGCCAGGCCGAGTGAACTGCGTGCTTCGCTGGCGCTCAACCCGGATTCCGGCTCGAAGGTCGTGCCATCGAATTCGAGCGGACGATCGTGGTCGGTGTAGCCGCTGACAACGCCATCTTTCCTGGTCAGCCGCCAGCAATGGCATACGCTGGTCACAGCTCGGCCGAGGTGATCGGCCAGTTCCACGGGCATGGTCACAGGCGCACCTCCACCAGAGGGATCGATGGAATCTGCCCCGCCTTGAAGGCCGTCAGGCTCAGCGACAAACGCTCGGTATCGAAGCGGACGGGCACATGGAATTCAAAACCCGCCGTGACCAGCGCGCCGGTGCCCGGGATCGATCCGGACGAAAATACAACATCGCCGGTAGCGCCATCGAACGAGAACGCCGGCGAAACTCGTTCGACGCCTGCGACAGCGACGCGGAGGCTGGCCAGGACCGGCTTGGCAATCAGGCGTTTGTACGCATCGACGCCGGAGCCATAGGCCTTCACCAGGGCAAAGCGTGTCCTGGTTCCATCCCCCGAACCAAGCGGCTGGTCGAGCATGGTGGGCAGGTCCCCCGGCCGGCACGACTTCATGTCGAAGGGATCGCGGAAACGGAAGGCATGCAGCGATCCGCGCCGCGCCTCGAAAAACGACAGCACGTCGTGCAGATCGTCGAGCGACTTCACGCCGGTGCCGGCGTCATAGTGGTGGCGCGACTGCGAAAAGCGCAGGTTGCGCTTCTCCCGCCCCGAGGTCAGCGAAACGATCTCGTTGCGCCGCTCCGGCCCGCCCGTCGCGCCAAAGGACACGGCGAGCGGAAAAACCTCGTCATGGAAACTGCTGAGCTCCGTCACGATCTCTCCCTCAGAACGTTCGCGCGCCGCGCGAAACAGCCCGCGCCAGCATGCCGGTGATCTGCGCTTCTGATTTGCGGAACGATGCGGCGTCCTGCGCCGTGACATTGAAGACGACATTGACGGCGCCACCGCCGCCGGGCGCCGCGACGCCCAGGCTGCCGTCAGCCCCACGGCGCAGCGGCAGGATCGCCTCGGCACCAGCTTCGCCCATCAGTCCGATGTTCCTGCCGGCCGGAAAATAGGTTGGCGACGACACCACCCCGCCGGAGGCGAACGGCACGATGCTGCCCGTCACCCCACCCTTGGCGAACGGCAAGATGCCGGACAAGCCACCAAGCAGCTTCGAAAATAGCGAGCCCGCCAGCGACTGCAGCGGCGCCAGTCCTTGCTCCAACGCCATGCCGGCGAGGTTCAGGCCGATGCGCCGCAGGATGTCGTCCAGTTCGCGTCCACTTACCACTGCACTCTTCAAGGCGCCGGTCAGTTGCGCGCCGAAACTGTCCGACAGCCGCTCCAGCGACTGCAGCGCAGTCTGGAACGGCGCCGTATCTGCGCGGATCGCCACTGTCACTTCCTCTGCCATGCTTTTTGTCCTTGTCGGGGAACATCGTCATCAGCGCGTCGAGCTGCGCCTTTGTCGGCGCACCGCCGGTACCTGGCGGCAGCATGCTCATCGCTCGCTCCAGTTCGCGTGGCGTCATCGCCCAGAAGTCCTTCGGCGATAGCCGCAGCAGGCCGAATCCCGTGGCCATCACGCTGTCCCAGGGAAATTCAGCGCCGGTACCCGCTGCGGCACCTAAGGGTTTCGGCCATCCTCTGCCTTGGGCGCAGCGCCGAAGGTCGTGGTCAGAAGGTCCGCCACGATCGCGGCAAAGCCTGCGACGCCGCCTTCGGCACGCATGCCGCCCACCTCGTCGTCGGAAAGCTCATGTCCGGCACCCCGCAAGCCAGCGCCGATGATGCGGATCATGTCGGTTGCCGACAGTCGGCCGGACGAAAAGCGTTGCACCAGCGCGGCCAAGTCATCGGCGGCATAGCTCGCCTCGAGCTCGGCCAAGGCGCCCAATGTCAAGCACAGCCGGTGGTTCTTGCCGTCCAGTTCGGCGGCAATCTCGCCGCGCCGCCTGTTCGCCGTCATGGCGCCACCGTGAAGCCGACGACGCCGGCGGACTCCAGCGCCACCTCGAACGTCACCTCGCCGTCGTGGTTGCCGGTGTATTCCAGCGCGGTGATCTGGAACGGCCCGTCGACGACGCCGAAATCAGGCACGGCCAGTTGCCACCTGACAATCTCGCCGCCAAAGAAGCATGTGCGGATCCTGGCGTCGGACTGCTGGTCCTTGAAGATGCCGGATCCGCTCACCGCCGCTCGCTGCACGCCGCTCCCGGCCAGGAGTTCGCGCCAGCGCCCGGCCGACTCCGCATCGGTGATGTCGACCGTCTCGCTGTTGAAGGCGATGCGCTTGGAGCGCAGCCCTGCAACCGTGACAAAGCTGCCAAGACCGTTGGTGTCGATCTTGAGCAGAAGGTCCTTACCCTTCTGTGCGACCATTCGTTGGTCTCCTGAAATGTCTTGAGAAAGATGCTGGCGGCCAAGCCGCCCGTCAGGCAGCCACCGGCTCGGTCACAGCGCGAAAGCGCAACAGACCATGCTGCACGGATAGCCGGTCGTCGAAGCGTGTTTCGGAGAATTCGAGCCGCATGCTGACCAGATGCTGCGTGCCCAAGTTGAGCGTCGCATCATCGAGCAGACCACGCACCGCTTCCATGATTTCGAGCGCCTCGCGCTTGCCCTGCGATTTCGACCAGACATGGACCGAAAACAGCTGTTCGGTGCCGCTTTCGGTATCCGTGCTCCAGTCGTAGACGCTCGTCCGCCCGAAAGTCAGGTAGGGAAAGTCGACATTGGCGGGCGCCGGGTCATGGATCTTCGGGCCGCCCAGGAGTGCCACCAGCGCGGCATTGCCGCGGAGCGCCGCAAATACCGCCTTCTGCAACTCAGCGGCCGGGGCGGTCATCGCTTCGCTCCCTCTTGCTTCTCGCCCCCGCCCGCGAAGACGGCACGTCGGCCGACTTTTCGGCGGGCACGACGTCACGGTAGCCCTGTTCGGCGCTCTCCGCCAGTTCATGCGCCTTCCAGCGCAGCGCGCGCTTCAGCCCATCCAGCGTCAGCTTCATCGTCACGTTCATGCACCTTGCTCCCTTGTGCGGCAAACGAGGTAACGCTGCGTTTCGTCGGGGTCGTGCACGGTAATGATGTCCAGTACGCGCTGGCCCCGGCGCAGACGCATGCCGCTTTTCAATCCTGCCCGCCACCTCATGGACACACGATGCGTCGCCGTCTCCAGCGATTGGTCGGCGCCGAACGAGCTGTGCGTCGAAACCGGCTCGACCCGCGCAAACAACGTTGCCAGCTCGACCCAGTTTTCGGTATGGCCACCGAAGCTGTCCGGGGTCGTCACGCATTGTTCGAGTGCGAATTCGCTGCGCAGCGCGCCGGGGTCGATGAAGCTCGCGCGCATCAGAGCCTCCGGGCTCGATAGCCGGAAAGCAGCCGGTCATAGCCGCCGGGATAGGACGCAGGCTGATCGTCGGGGCCGAAGCTGGCGCGGAACTCGTACCAATGCGCGACGAGCAGAAGCATCGCCCGCTTGAGCAGGTCAGGCACGTCGGTCCCCGCCTCGCCGAAGCCGGCGCGAAAGTCGATTTCGACACCGTTCATCACGCGCAGCCGCTGCGGCGCACGCTCGAAGTGGATGCGCGCCGGCCGCGACAGCGTGTCCAGCTGGTAGTCGCCGGGATTGATAATCGAGGCCTCGCCCTCGCTGCCGAAGGTCGTCACCGAAATCACCTGCCGCACCGGGTGCCGCATCAGCATCACGAAATTGTCGGCCGGCCAGCGGTCGAACACCAGGCGCCAGGTCTGGTCGATCAGCGCGGTGCCCGTCGTACGCTCGACATCCTCTCGCGCGGCGCGGATCAGGCCACTGATCAGCGCGTCCTCGCTGGTATGCGACATGCGCAGATGCGCCTTGGCGTCGACCAGCGTCACGGGCTCGACCGCCGGCGTGCCGGTTCTGATCAGGGTCATTCATCACCTGTGTCTGGCATGGAAAGGGAGCGGCCCCAGCGGGGAGGAACCGGGGCCGCAACGGCACTGAGCGGCAAACGGGAGCAATATCTCGTTCGAACCGGCTTACGCGGTGCCGTATTTGAGCAGCTTGATCGCGCTGAAGTCCTGGACACCGCCGCCGACGCGCTTGGTCGTGTAGAACAGCACGTAGGGCTTGGCGGAATAGGGATCGCGCAGCACGCGCACACCGGTCCGGTCGACGACCAGATAGCCGCGCCCGAAATCGCCGAAGGCGATCGGCGTCGCGTTAGCGGCCGCATCCGGCATGTCCTCGGCCTCGACAAGCGGGAAGCCCATCAGCATGGCGCGCTGGCCAGGGGCCGAAGGCGGCTGCCAGAGATAGTTGCCGTCGGCATCCTTCAGCTTGCGAATCGACGCCTGGGTCTTGCGGTTCATCACCCAGTTGGCATTCTGGCGATAGCCGGCCTTCAGCGTATAGACGGTATCGATCAGGATATCCGAGGGGCTCGATGCCGGCAGCGCGCCTGATACACCGGTCACCAAATAGCCGATATCGCCCCAGGCCCAACTCGCCTCGGCCACCTTGTTGTAGTCGAGGAAGCCCTTGGGCTTGTTGACGCCGTTGCCATTGACGAAGGCCGTGCCTTCCTGCTCGGCGAAGGCCGTCTCCACCTCGGACGCGATCCACTGGTCGAGATCGACGACACTGTCTTCAAGCAGCGAGGCCGTCGCCGCCGGCATGGCGTAGAGCTCCATCGTCGGGAACTGCAGCTCGGCCAGGACAGGCGTCGCCGTCTGCGGCCGTGTAGCCGTCTCGGCCACCCAGCCCACGGCCGGTCCCGTGGTGGTGAACGGCTTTTTCAGCACAGCGGCCGAAACCTGCCTTACAGAGGCTATCGAGCGGAGCGGCGACAATGTCGACAGCCGGCGCCCGATCTCGGTTTCGGTCTCGTTCGGCACGAGATAGCCGCCGTCCTGGCCGGAGCCATAGGACATCGCCTTGGTGTCGAGGGCCCGCAACTGCCGGTCGTCGCCGTTGCGCATATAGGCGTCGAACGCATCCTTGTGCTCGCTCGGCATCGACCGGCCGTCGCGCCCAAGGGTCGGACGCAAGCGCTTCAGCGACAGGCTGTCGAGCGTGCGTTTCTGCTCGTCGAGTGCGCGCGAGATGCGGTCGACCTTGTCGGAGGTCACCACGTCGGCGCCGAGCTTGCCTTCCAGCTGCGCCAGGCGTTCGTCATTGCTGTCCTTGAAGGTCTCGAAGGTGGTCATGAACTCGCCGAAGGCATCCTTCAGGTCGAGGTTGTCGCCTGCTGCCGCCTTGATTTCGGGGGCGCGCGACGCGTGGGTCTCATTCATACGCTGCTTCCTTTTTGCTTGATCATGCGCGTGGCCTGGCGAATGCGTTCTGCGAGGCCGCTCTCTGATCCCCATGCGGCGTCCCGCTTGCGCACGAGGCTGGCGAAGCCCTCGGCGATGACCGCCCGGGCGTCGCTCCTGGTCAGCCCCGCATCCCGCGTGAGCCAGCCTTCGAATTGTCGGGTGGTGGGCAGCCGTCCGCGGCCCTTGACCGTGTCGATGCGCGCTTCGGGCAGCATCGGAAAGGTGACGATCGAGATCTCCCAGAGATCCGCCTCGAGGATATGGCGGACACCGCTCGCTGGTTCCTTCCTCGCCTTCACGGCGCGAAAACCGATCGACAGGCCGTCGAGCGCGCCCCCGCGCAGCAGATTGTGCACGTCGCGGGCCCGCGCCACGTCCTTGGCCAGCCGGCCGCGAACGAACAGGCCGCGACTGTCCTCCTTCAGCTCCGTCCAGGTGCCGATCGGCTGGTTGGGATCATGCTGAAACAGCATGCGGATGCCCGCCGCACCGCGTGTCCGAAGCGACTTGGCGAAGGCTCCGCGCTCGACCACGTCCTTGCCGAGATCAACCCGCCCGAACAGGCTGGCATAGCCCGAGAAAGTGCCGTCGATGGCGACTTCGTCGAGCACCAGGTCGACGAACTTCCGTTCGCCTTGCCGCATCGCTGCCTCATGCATCATCAGCGCCATTCCTCTTCCGCCTGTCGTCGATCCATCGGCTGACGCGGTTGCCTTCAAAGGCACGCATGACGAAGCCGAGCGCCCACCAGGCGCACAGGCTTGCCGCCGCGGCCCCCATCATCGTCATCTCGGTCGGGCTGATCAGTTCTTCGATGCCGAGCTCGGCGGCGATCTTCAGGCCGACCGTGCCACCGAACACCAGGCCGCAGACCACCCCCACGGCAAAGCGCACGGCGGCCTCGCGCCTCCCGTGCGGCAGGATGTAGGCGAGCGAGATCGCCGAGCCGGCAATCGCGCCCCCGCCCTTGGCCAGCCACAGCCAGCCGGGATTGGACATGTCGGTCATCGTTTCAGGTCCCAGATTGAAGAATGTTCAGCCGCGCGGCGGATAACCCACGGCCTCGCGCTTTTCGTCGTCGCTGAGGAAATCGGCCGCTTCGACCCGGGTCCACAGGGCATCACGCTCGCCAGCGAGCCCCTCGACCTGGTCGGCGTCGTACCAGAGCCGGAGGCCGCCACCGAAAGCCGGCGCCAGCCAGGCGGAAAGTTCCTTGGCCGTCCGCGCCAACAGCGGCAGCACGGTCAGGCGATAGAAGGCGCGATTGGCCTCCTGGTAGTTCGCGTATGTGTTGTCACCGGGAATGCCGAGCAGCATCGGCGGCACCCCGAAGGCGAGCGCGATGTCGCGGCTCGCCGAATGCTTTGCCTCGATGAAATCCATGTCCTTCGGCGTCAGGCCCATCGCCTTCCAGTCGAGCCCGCCCTCGAGCAGCAGCGGCCGGCCGGCGCGGGTCGCTCCCGAATAGCCTTCTTCCAGCTCGGCCTTCAGCCGGTCGAACTGTTCGTCACTCAGGTTGCCGCCGTCCTTGGGCGCATAAACCAGCGCTCCAGATGGACGCGCCGAATTGTCGAGCAACGCCTTGTTCCAGCGCCCCGCCGCATTGTGCGTGTCGAGGGCGATCAGCGCCGCTTCGAGCGGCGGGAAGCCGTAATGATCGTCGAGCGGATGAAACAGCGTCAGGTGTGCCGCCCCGCCCTGCTCCGACAAGCCAAGGGATATGCGCCGGCGCGCACCACCTTCGCGATAGTCGAGTGCTATCGGCCACCCATTGGCGTCACTCGCCACCGCAACCCGGTCGGGCCGTAGCAGGTGCAGTTCGCGCGCACCGCCGCCTGCCGCCGCCAGCTCGACATAGGCATTGCCCGAAAGCAGCAAGTGGCCATACAGCGCTTCCATGAAGCTGCCACCGGCCTGCCGCTCGTTCGGCCGCTCGCACAGTTCGAGCAAGGCATGCCCGCCCAGTTCGGTTGCGCCTTCATAGAGCAGCCAGGGTATTGCCGACGCCGTCTCCGAGATCAGGCGCACCGAGCGATGCACGATCGGATTGCGCATGAAACCTTCGCGCGCCAGCCCTGCATAGTCGCGCCGTGTCCAGCGCGCCTCGCCCTGGGCGTGGAGAGCGACGAAGCCAGTCGGTCCGCCGCTCTTGCGTTCGGGCACGGCGCTACCCCTCCCGGTCCGCCAGAACCTGGGCCAATTCACAGCCATATCGTTTCCTGTTCAGAGAAAATCGCGGATTCGTGGTTCGGTCGACCAGTCCGGCATCAACTCGCCGATCGCCCAGACCAGCGCATCGACGCGGTCGGGAGAGCGACCATTGGACAGCCCATTCGGGCCGAAGTCGCACATTTCGTCTTCAAGCGCCGGAAATCGTCCAGCATGCAAAACCTTGCGTTGCGGGTAGAGTGCCGCGATCGGCTCGGCGCGCAACCATTTAGACCGCTTGGCACGCACCGCCTTTACCGGCACCGCCGGATCGACCGTTCGGATCACCGCCGTCACCATCTCGCCGCCCTGGTTGGTCTCTGCGATGATGCAGTCAGCCTCCAGGCGGTGAAACAGCCTTACGGCCGTGCCTGCCCAGTCCTGCGGCTTTGCCGCCTGGACCGTCGCGTCGGCGAGTACCACCGCCCTGCCCGCGCCATCCAGTCCGACCGCAACAATGCCGCAGGCGTCCGATGTCTTGCGCGAACTCGCCGGCGGATCGACCGCCACAACGATACGACGCAAGTCGGCTGCTGCCGCGACCAACGCCGCTTCGAGCATATCGCGCGACCACAATGCATCTGCGCGGTCCTCGATCAGCTCGCCGTCAAGCTCCTGCCGGCCGAGCACACTGCCGCCGTAGCGGCTGCGGATCGTGCTCAGGAAGCCTGGCGCCAGGTTGGCGCTGTTTTCATCCGAGCGCATCCGCGTCACCAGCACGGCCGGGTCGGCCAACAGGCGCTTCAGCAGCGGTACGGGCCGTGGTGTCGTGGTGATGATCTGGCGCGGCTTGTCGCCAAGCCTGAGCCCGAACTGCAGCATGTCGAAACACGCTTCGGCATGCTTCCACTTCGCCAGTTCATCGCACCAGGCAGCTTGAAACTGCGGCCCACGCAGGCTGTCGGGGTCCTCCGAGGAGAAAATCTGTGCCACGGCGCCGCTGTCCCAGACCAGCCTCTTGCGGCTCGGCTCGAAACGCGGCCTGTCATGACGCGAAATCGTTGCGATGCCAGACGGTCCTTCGATCATCACCTCTCGCACGTCGGCAAGGGTCTCTCCGACCAAGGCTATCGGCGAATGCCGCCTGGATGCGAAAGGCGAGAACCCACGCACCATGGAATTGACCCACTCGGCCCCCACCCGGGTCTTGCCGGCGCCACGCCCGCCCACCACCAGCCACGTCGCCGGCTCGGCTTCGAGCAGATATTGCTGGATTCGCGCCGACCGATACCACTCTCTTGCGATCAGCCTACCTTGGCGCCAGTTCAGATTCGTTTGCGCAAAGCACTCTTGCATAGTCTCTGGCAAGTTCGACGATGCGTTGGTCGATCCTTGCGAGCACATCTGCCATTTCTGCATCTCGCTCCGTCTGGCTCACTTTCGCTGCCTCGCCTCCCCGCATCAATTCGTTGATCTTCTCGACCGTCCTGATGATCGAGCCGACCATGTCGACCTGCGCCTTGTCGAAACCGCCTTCGTTTTCCGGCTGCAAGGCTTCTGCCTGCGCGATCAGCGAATCTGCCAACCGGGCCAACCGGTCGGCGAAGTCGTCGGCGGCAATCCAGCCATCTCGCGCGGCACGTCTTTCTATCTTGGCCACGGCATAGCCGCTTGCCACGGACAACAGCTCGATGTCCGGCGTCGCGCCCTCATGGAGCGCACGCAGCGCCCGCCATCGCTCGTCAGCTCTCGCGACCAACGAAACCTCCAGCAT